TTACTCCGCCTCTTCAATCACGCCATAATCAATCAGGATATTCTTCTCCGCATACTGCGGGTAAACAACACCCATCATCTCATACTGATAGCGTCTTACGCGGCGATGCTCCTGAACCGGCTCCGGTGCATACGCAGCGGTTTCGCAGTGCGCATACTCCGGCATTTCCGCAAGATCATCCCGAACGGCACGGATAAGCGCGTCTGCCACATCATCAATGTTCTTGCCGGTCTCCACGGCAACCAGCTCGTGCTTCCGGATTGCCTTGTCCAGATTACCGGGGGAGCGAAACAGCTTGTATTTCATATCATTGCCCGTCCTTTCTCTCTATCGGTCTGTCTATTCTTCCTGAAATCTGTTCTTTAGGGACGCAATCATCGCTTGCGCGGCAATGGTCAGATATAACACTCCAATTTCATAGATAAAGTCGCGGTCGATCACGATAAAGTATTCTCTAACGTGTGTAAAAACCAGTTCCAGCAAGTCCCTGTACAGTGGATCATCAAAGGGCTTGAACCGCGTAAACTTGCTTTTGGCAGCGTCCCATGTCATAGACGCTTCGCCCTCAGCACTGGTCATTGCCTCACAGAGAATCATGCTGGCGCCCATTTTTCCGTTGCCGGTCAGGAGTTCTCCTTCGTAATAGCTGAGTAGGTCTTTCTTGCGTCGAAGCGGAACTACATCGCAGTTGTCATCCAGCTCAAATGCAATCAGCTCCGCAATCAGTTCCCGCCAGACCGCATAACCGGCGTTAATGGTTCCGTCCTCTTCGCGGCTGATGGTATCGTCCATGCAGTATCGCTCAAAGAAATTATCTCCGTCAATCTCGTTGCGGGTGCAGAAGATATGCGCCAGCTCATGCAGAAGAATGTGCTTCAACTCTGCCGGATGACGCGCTATGTCTGTCCGCAGCAGGATCCCGTCCACGCCGTCTTCTTTGCCAACGAAAGCGGAAGCGTGAAAGTCAAAATAGCCGTCCTCTGTATATCGGTCTTCCAGCCGGTCAGGAAAATACTGCTTGCAGAACTGCTCAAAGACTTCCTGCTGGTTTTCCGTCTGAAAGCAGCGCAGTACAAGGTTGTCCTCACTGAACTCTGCCCCCAAGCGTTCGTTAAAGATGGAAGCGGCATAGAAAAGGGCTTCTTTATAGTCGTCGTTGTGCATCTAATTACTATCCTTCATCCTCATTCACCCCTCCGGTCTGACATTTTTCAGGAAGTCAGAGTGCGGTACATAAGGCAAGTTGAGCTGCCAGCCCATGCGGTTCAGTTCGTTGAGCTTGATCAGCATCAGGTTGATGTTTGTTCCCATTGCAGCCGAGAGCTGCACCACATCGTAGTCCTGCTTCATCAGGTCAATCAGCTCATCATCGTCAATGATCAGGTGTGAGGCAAACGCATTCGCCTCATATTCGTGTTTTGTGCGCATATCGAACAGCACGAACTCCGGGAGCGGTTCGTTTCCTTTGGCAAGATCACGGTGAAAGGTATCATGCCCGATCTCGTGACCGCAAACCATTTGCATGATCAGATACTCCATGTTGGAGTTCAGAAGAATATGCCGCTCTTTATGGCGGTAGGTGTACATTCCGAGCAGATCGTTCAGATTGTCAAGAAAATGGAGATGAATGCCCAGCTCACGGGCAATCTTCAAGGTATCTCTTGTTCCACAGCTTTTGACAATGCTGTTCGCCTTTTTGTATATTTCCTCGGAGCGAATTATCACGGGACCTTCACCCCTTTCATGTTGAAAACAGTCAAAGTAAATCCGTCAAGAAACCGAGACGCAGACAGTTATTCCTCTGCGTCCGTACCGGTCTTCTTGTATTTCTTCGGCGTGTATTTCTCAACATTTCGGGCTTTGGATTCCCAATATATATCCTGCAACGCCTTCATCACCGCATCCTTGTCCTGCTCAGACAGCGTACCGCCCGCAAACAAGCCGGACATCCCTTCAATCAGGTCCTTTGCCTGTTTCATGCCACGGGAGCCGTACTGCTCGGATGCCTGAACCACAAACTCTTCGTCCTCGGTCAGCAGATAGTTCACATCCACCTTGAAGTATTCCGCGATTTTTCTGTAAGCGTCCTTGGTACGGGGAAAGGAAATGCCGTTCTCGTACCGGGTAATCATACGCCTGTTGATCCCCAGTGCATCGGCTACTTCCTGCTGGGTCAGCTTCCGCTTCTCCCGTTCAGCCTTGAATTTCTCTCCAAACGTCATTTTGGTAATCACTCCTGTTCACAAAAAGTTTGCGACATCAAATTGCGCAAGTCTATTGACAAAGGCACTTGAAGTGCGTATAATAATGACTGAGCAATCCAACTACTCATAGTATATCCTGAATTGCTCATCCTGTCAAGGGGCATGAGTAGTTGTACACGAAAAAGTTACATCTTTTGAGCAGTTCAAATGGACAGGCATTTATGCTGCCGAAGATCATCCGTACCGGCATACACCGGTATGAGGGAACAGGAGTGAGAAAAACGGAAATGGCTACACAGTACAGAAAAGCATACGTCCCGGTTACACTGGATGTGGACAAGGAGGGGGCAATCCTTCCTCGCCTTATCTGGTGGGACAACGGTGTAATCTTTCAAATCGACCAGATTCTATACAAATGCCGCGCCACATCCAAAAAGGTTGGGGGCGGAGGCATCCGTTACACAGTTCAGATTCGCGGAAAGGAGTCATTTCTTTTCCACGAAGGAGACAAGTGGTTCGTCGAAGCAAAGGAGGACAACTGCTCATGATTTTATCCCAGCGCCAACTTGAAGAAATTGCAGCCTCAACAACGAAGGACTTCAACCGGTTCTTTTTCGGGGATGAGGCGGACAAGCCCGACCGATCAGCTTTGCCAACACCCATTGATCAGTTTGCAAAGAACTATCTCGGTCTTCGCGTATCATTCGCCCGTCTCTCGCCGGACGGAAGCATCTGCGGTGTCACTGCCTATGCCGACACTGAGTACAAGATCACGGAACTTGGTATTACGCGCACACTGGCTTTGAAGCGTAATCAGGTCATCTTGGACGAGAGCTTCATTCGATCCGGCAACGTGCAGCGGCTCTGCGCCAAGCGCAGATTTACCCTTGCCCACGAGTGCGCCCATCAGATTCTCTTCCAACTGGAATCGGAAGAGGTAAAGGCGTCCTGCGAAATGAAATATTCCGCACGGACAGCCTATACGCCGCGAGAGCTGAAAACCCGCGAGGACTGGAACGAGTGGCAAGCAAATGTCTTGGGCGCGGCGATCCTGCTTCCTCAAAAAGAGGTTGACCTGGCAATGCGTCGGTTTGCAGAAACGCCGCTGATCAATTACGAGGGGAGGTATTCGTATGGTGATCACTTAACGCTGCGCCTTTTCTGCCGGTTGTTCGGTGTCTCCAAGACAACGGCGTCTATCCGCCTTCGTCAGCTCGGCTACATGGTAGATCGTCCATTCAGTGAGTATGTTGACCCATTGGAGGTGTGGTAATGAAGAGAGCATCCATTCGGGTTCAGGAACCGACGCCGGAGCTGATCGAAAAAATCCGCAGGGCAAGAGTTGCCATTTCCCAGCAGAAGCCCCGATACCTGAAATGTCCCTATTGTCAGCATAATGCCATTGCTGTCTACGAGGACACGAGGGGTCATGTAGAATCCAAGTGCAAGAAATGCGGGAGGATCACAGTCTTTGATGTGCTGAATATGAGAAGACTGCGACCGCGTACCAAGTAAGAACCGGAGGACAAGCCTCTGTTCTAAAATAAAATATATGTCATAGCTGAGCTGTGGAGCCGCCTGATAGGTGAAGTCATCCTAATGCCGCATGAGACAGAGTTTAATTACTCTGTTTTATCGGCATGGGATTCAAACCTCACCGTCATGCGGCTCTTTTTCTGTCTTCACCCTTCCCGCTGCTCCCGCGCAGCGGAAAGGATGAACAATGAAAATCCCTAAGACCCCTATCGCGTTCGATTACGACCTCTGGACTACGGAGGACGGCAAGTGCATGGTGCGCGTGAAACGAACCGGCGAAGTTTCCGAGGTTGACCGCAAGGTTATGAGAATCCTTCGCGCAGAGGAAAAGCGGATCAGACGCTCGTATGGCTCTGACAACACCTCTGAGGATGAGGACGGCGCAGAGAAAATTTCTGATACCGTGCTGTCCCTTGACGCTATGCCGGAGGACGATGTGAAGTCCGCTGCATGGCTGGCAGACTCCCGCGACTGCATGGAGGAACTGATCACCGCTCTCAAAGAGAAGGAGCTTCTTTCCATTCTGACCGGGAAGCAGCGCGAATTGTATCTTGCGATGACCCGTGAAGGACTGACTCTTCGAGAGTTTGCCCGAAGGAAAGGCATCGGCATCAGAGCTGCATTTGACCTCAAAGCAGCGGTGCAGAAAAAATTTCAAAGAATTTTTTGAGCGGTACTCAACAAACGGCAAAAAGATGTCCGTTGTAAAGTGAAAGGGTCAATCAGACCACTTCACTGCTCCTTGAAAACTGAATAGTTCAGTGCTGCGGATCTTTCCGCTTCTGCGAAGCAACACAGCTTCCGACGCCAAGACCTCCCGAAAGGGAGTGAGCGACCTCCGGAGAGCTATAACAGTCGTGTGGTGCGGCTGCTTGCGACGATGCAGATGCCGGGTATAATGATACTTCCGCCTTTTCTTTGAATGGGCGGCTCGGAGCGATCCTCGGAGGGGTGAGAGTCCCATGATACCGATTGACCATTGGTAGTCCGCAGCATTCCCGGAACTGCAAAGTTCTTCTGGCAGGGGCGCGAGCTGCAAATATGCCGGACAATGAAACAAACCCAAAAGAAACTTACTATATAGTTTCAGGATGAAAACTATGTGGCAGGGTATCTTCACAAGATGCTCTGCCATATCCTTTTGTCCTGAATATTTCACGAAACAGGAGGTGCTTAGAATATGATGGGCATTGAAACAATGAAAAGCGTCAGTCCGAAAACGGTTGACCGAAGCACACTCGTTCAGAGAAGCAGCATCCGGCTTGATCCTGCGGCACCGCGAGAGGACAGGCTGAGGGAGTTCATCAAGCAGATCAGAAATCCCTATTGTTATCTGGACGGGAAAACTGTGGTGAAGATCAGCTTCGCCGCGACGGACACGACAATGGAAGATTGTCTGGAACACTATCTGAGAGGTCTCTGATTTATGAACAGTCTGAATCTTTTCACCCGGTTCTATGGACAAGCGATTGAGCCTGTGGTATAATGAAATCGGTCAAAAAAGAAGAATACGGATTAAGCTGCTTGCCTAGATGGTCATGTGGCGTTTTCGTGTTCCTCTCATAAGAGTTGAAGCAAGCCTTCGTCTTTCTGATTTGATGTACCACACCAAACAGAAAAACGGAGGTTATTTTTATGCCAGACAAGGTTTACCGCACGGCGATCTACTGCCGCCTGTCCCGTGAGGATGGAGACAAAGTAGAAAGCAACTCCATCGCCAGCCAGAGAGCCATCTGCGAGGACTACATTGCAAGGCACGATGATTTAGAGCTTGTCTGTGAGCCGTTTGTGGATGACGGTTACAGCGGCGTTTCCTTCAATCGTCCTCAGTTCAAAAAGCTGGAAGAGGCAATCCGCAAGGGTGCGCTTGACTGCATCGTGGTCAAGGATCTCAGCCGCTTCTCAAGAAACTACATCGACGGCGGACGCTACATTGAAAAGATTTTCCCGCAGCTCGGCATTCGCTTCATCGCAATCAATGATGCGTATGACAGTCTGACCGGTGATCCGCAGTCCGACTCCTTTGTTATCCCGTTCAAAAACCTGATTAACGATTCTTACTGCAAGGACATCTCCATGAAAATCCGAAGCAGTCTGGAAGTCAAGCAGAAGAGCGGTGAGTTCGTCGGCTCGTTCGCGCCTTACGGCTACATGAAATCGCCGGAGAACAAAAACCAGCTCATCGTGGATGAAGCGGTCAGCGAATATGTGCAGATGATCTTTTCCATGTACAAGGACGGCTTCTCCATCGGACGTATTGCAAAGCGTCTGAACCAGATGGGCGTCCTGTCCCCAATGGAATACAAGCATTCCGCCGGTGTGAAGTTTGATACCGTCTTCAAAACCAGCGATACCGCAAAATGGACATACAAAGCCGTCCAGCGTATTCTCACCAACGAGGTTTATATCGGCGTTCTGGCGCAAGGCAAGCGCGGCACTCCCAACTACAAAGTCCGCGTTGTGAAAAGCAAGGATGAATCCGAGTGGGTCAAGGTAGAAAATGCGCATGAAGCTCTTGTGTCCTACGAGGACTTCATGGCAGTCAAGGTCATGATGCAGCGGGATATGCGCTGTTCGCCCGATCAGGACGAAGCGCATCTGTTTTCCGGCTTCCTGTTCTGCGGAGACTGTCAGCAGCCAATGATCCGCAAGACCGTCCCGTCGAAGGCGAAAAAGTATATCTACTACGTCTGTTCTACCAATAAGCACAGCCGGACGTGCAGCCCGCACAGCATCGCCGCAAAAGAGGTTGAAGAGAAGGTCTTCCGTGCTATTCATGACCAGATCGAGCTTGTCATCAATCTGGAACACGCGCTTGCGATGATAGAACGGCTTCCGTCTCAGAGCCGTAAGGCTTTCAATTACGAAGCTCAGATCGCCAAAATCGAGGAAGAGATTGAACGGTACCAAAAGCTCAAGCTGGGGCTTTACGAGAACTTCATCGGCGGCGTCATTGATAAATCGGAATACTTCGAGTTCCGCAGCAGCTACACCAAAATCATTGAGGACAAACAGGAGGCACTTCTGCGGGTCAAAAAAGAAATGAAGCAGACGGTGACAACCGGCACGACTGAACGGAACTGGGTAACGCTTTTCAAGCAGTATGAAAACGTCGAAGAACTGAACCGCCGTGTGCTGATGTCCCTTGTTGACCGCATTCTGATTCACGAAAACCATGCAATCGAAATCGTCTTCAAATATAGGGATGAATACCAGCAGACGATTGAATACGTTCTCGGCTATGCCGATGAACTGGATATTGCCGTATAAAGGGGGGATGAGCAAATGGCAAGAAAAAGCAGAAAGCAAATTGCAGTTGAAGAGCCGGTTATCGAGTCTGTTTCTTCCGAGGTCTTCTCAACAGCCATCTATGCCCGTCTTTCCGTTGAAAACAGCGGCAAGTCCGAAAAGGTGGATGTCATCGCAAATCAGATTGAGATTTGCAAGTCCTACATTGCAGAGCGTCCCTACCTGAATCTGATAGATACCTATGTGGACAACGGACGAACAGGAACGGTTTTTGATAGACCGGAGTTCAACCGGCTGATGAACGACATCCGCACCGGCAAGATCAAGTGCCTTGTAGTTCGTGATCTCAGCCGGTTCGGGCGTGACTACATCGAGGCTGGAACCTATCTGGAACGGGTCTTTCCGCAGATCGGGCTTCGGTTTATCGCCATCAAAGAGAACTACGACAACTTTGATACGGACGGCTCCGGCGAAAGCCTCATCATCCCTCTGCAAAACATGATCAACACCCTTTACTCGAAGGACATCTCCCGCAAGGTTTCTACTGCGCTCAAAGCACAGATGGAAAGTGGAGAGTTCAAGAAGCGCAATCTCCCGTATGGTTATCGCTGGGATGAAGAACACAGCAATATGGTTTTCGATGAAGAAACCGCACCGATTGTCCGGAAGATTTTCCAATGGAAAATTGAAGGACTGTCCCTTCCTGCGATTGCAGACCGGCTTGATGCAATGAACGCGCCCAATCCGGAGTTTCAGAAGTATCAGGTCGGCGTCCGCACAGGCAATGCTACGGCAAAGAAGATTTGGAACAAGTCTTCACTGACTACCATTCTGGATAATCCCCATTACGTCGGAGATACCGTTCTCGGACGGACGCTGAACGCCATCTACAAGGGCGTCAAGAATCAACATATCGACCGCGAGGAATGGATTGTTTTTCCCAATACTCACGAGGCGATTATCTCTCGTGAGGACTTTCAGAAGGTTCGTGAGATGCGGGACGCCGCTGCAAGGACGAGAGTTGAAAAGATGGAACGCACGGAAGAAATCCGTGCTACACTGATCAATCTCTTTGAAGACAAAATCGTCTGCGCAGACTGCGGCAGGAAGCTCTATTTCCATCGCAAGCGAGTTGACAAGCGTAAGGACGGCGCATGGTACGCCTTCTATGAGTGCAGCTCATCCGTCAAGCGCGGCAATCTCTGTACGCCGCACTATACGCGGCAGGACAAACTCGAAGCAGATGTGCTTGCGGCGATCCAGCTTCAAGTCAAGGCGGCTCTCAATTACGACAAGCTGCTTGCCAAACTGAGAAACAGCGAAGGCGAACGCAGCATCCGCGATCAACAGAATGCGCTCATCACAAGCCTGAATCTGAAACTCAGCGGCATCTCCAAGAAACGCACCCGGCTCTACGAGGACTTCACGGAAGGCGTTCTCGATGAAGAGGAATACGCCTTTGCCAAGAAAGCCTACGATGAGCAGTATGTCGATCTTTCACGGCGGTTGGATGAAGCGGTTCAGCGGAAGGTAAAGTTTGCCGAGGCAATGTCCGAGGACAACAAGTGGCTCACGCTGATGAAATCCGTCAGCGGTGCAACGATGCTCTCTCAGGAGTTGGTTGACGAGTCCGTAGAGCTTGTGAAAGTCCATGAGGACGGCTCAATCGAGCTGGTCATGAAATACGGCGATATTTACGCTCTGACCGTTCAGAGTATCAAGGAAGTACAGGAGGCGATGTAAATGAGCAAGGAATACAACATCGGCATCTACATCCGCCTCTCAATGGCTGATGAAGATACTGGCTATGGCAGCAAGGCGGAAAGTGACAGCATCGGCAACCAACGTATGCTCATCAATCGCTTTCTTGACAATCATCCGGAGCTGTCTCGCTGTCAGCGGTCTGAGTTTGCGGATGACGGTTATACCGGCACGAACTTTCACCGTCCTCAATTCACGCAGATGATGGAGAAGGTCAAGCGCGGCGAAATCGATCTGATCTGCGTCAAAGACTTTTCCCGCTTTTCTCGTGACTACATTGAAACGGGAAACTATCTGGAATGCACTTTCCCATTCATGGGCGTCCGCTTTATCTCTATCAATGATGGCTATGACAGCGACGATTACAAAGGCACAACGGGCGGTCTGGAAGTGGTTATGCGCAGCATCATCTATGCGGCATACAGCAAAGACCTCTCCGTAAAGACCACATCGGCAAAAATCCAGATGATGAAGCAAGGCAAGTATGTCGGTGGCTACGCTCCATACGGCTACGTCCTGCATCCAACCATTCGGAACAAACTTGCCGTAGACCCGGAGGCGGCTGATGTGATCCGTCGTATTTTCCGCGAGGCGCTGGAAGGCAGCAACACCTCTCAGATTGCCCGCAGCCTGAATGATGACGGCATCCCGACGCCGGGGCAATACTTCAAGGGCAAGCATCCCGACAAGAAGAAGTTCAGTAACATGAGCGAGAAAATCAGTTGGGAAACCGTGATGGTCTACAACATCCTCAAAAACCTTGTTTACACCGGAACACTGGTCAGCCGCAAAATGAAGTCCTGCGGTGTCGGCTCAAAAAGGCGTGTTGTCAATGAGCCGATTATCGTAGAAGGTACGCATGAAGCTATTATCAGCAAGGAAGACTTTGAGCTTGCTCAGAAGGTCATTCGAGGCGGAGGTCGGAATCCCACGCGCAAGCAGCATGACTATCCGCTCAAGGGACTCGTCCGCTGCGGTAACTGTAAACGTGCTATGACACGCCGAAAGAACAAGGCTGGCATTCGATACTTCCAGTGCATTCACTCGGTCAACAACGGAAACACAGACTGTCCGGTTGGCAGGAGCTTTCCGGAAATGGATATTGAGAAGGTTGTCTTCCATGCCCTTACTCAGTTTCTTGCTTTGGCACAGAAGGAAGCAATACAGAACCGCGAAGTCGGTGATCTGCGGAAATCTGCCATCAAGGAATGTGCTGATAAAATCCGCACTCTGCAAAAGCAGAACGAGCAGCACAAGGCGTCCAAGCTGAGGCTCTACGAGAAGTATGCAGCCGGAAGCATCACGAAGGAGGCGTACATTCAGCAGAAGGCGACAGCGGATGTGAAGATTGCTGAAAACGATGGAGTAATCCAGCGCAGTCACGAACGGATGAAAGAGCTTGACTCCGAGACCGCCTGTTCAGATGAAAAGCTGGATGCGGTCTGCGAACAGTACGCCGACTGCAAAGCTCTGACCCATGAGCTGACCCACACATTCATTTCTGCGGTCTACATTTACGATCTTGACAACATAGAAATCGTCTGGAAGTTCAAGGACTTCCTCACTACATCAGAAGGAGAAGCCAAATGAAAGTATTTCTTTATATCCGCGTTGCCTGTGCGGATCAGCTTGCGGCAGCAGACCAGCGGGAAGAGCTGGAACGCTATGCGAAGGACAAAGGCTATGAGGTGGCTGCTGCTGTGGCGGCAAACGGCATCTCCGGCGTCCATACGGAAGGTATCATGAACTTCCTGCTGAACGAAGCAAAGCGTCAGGACATCGGTACGATCCTCACCCGCGACACCTCGCGAATCAGCCGGGACACTTCCTCTTTCATGAGGTTTGAGCGAAAGTTCCGGGAGAACGGCATCCGGTTCGAGTATCTGTCCAAGCCTGACAACGAGCTTCCGGTCACTCCGATGATGGAGGCGTTTGAAGCGGCGTATAAGAAACGTCGCACAAAGAACGGCAAAAGAGCATAGAGAAAACTCAAGCCGTTCATGGGTGGTTGTCCACCTATGAACGGCTTGTAAATTCTCAAAATTTTTTTAGTCCCTACTTGACACAAGAAGACCTGTCCCGGCTGGGACGTGAGTACATTGAAACAGGGCGCTATATGCGCCGGGTATTCCCCGCCTATGGGGTACGCTTTATTGCGATCAACGATAATGTGGACACCCTGAATGACACAGGCGATGATCTGACCGTTTCCGTAAAAAACATAATGAATGAGGCGTACAGCCGGGATATTTCCATTAAGACCCGGAGCGCCCTGGATGTGAAGCGGCGCAGCGGTGATTTTGTCGGAGCTTTCGCTGTTTATGGCTACATCAAGACCGGTGACAAGCACAAGCGCCTGGAGGTTGACGAGTATGCCGCTGGCGTGGTACGGGATATTTTCAGGAAACGCCTGGAGGGGTTCAGTGCGGCACATATTGCAAGTGAGCTGAACCGGCTGGGTATTCTCTCCCCGCTGGCATATAAAAGGAGCCAGGGGATGCCCCATGCAAAGGGCGGATATACAGATAAAAAGGACTGCCGCTGGTCGGCAACGACTATCATCCGCATTTTGCAGGACGAAACCTACACGGGTACGCTGGTGCAGGGCCGGCAGACCACACCCCACTTCAAATTAAAGGAGCGGGAAAACAAGCCGGAAGATGAATGGATTCGGGTGGAGGATGCCCATGAAGCGATTGTGGAGCGGCACGACTTCGACCTGGTACAGAGAATCAAGCGGATCGATACCCGGACTTCCCCAAAGGAAAATAAGGTGTACCTGTTTTCCGGTATTCTGATCTGTGGGTGCTGCGGCTGCCGCATGACCCGGAAAACCAACCACTACAAAGGCAGGGAGTATCACTATTACTACTGCCCGACAGGAAAGAAAGGCGGCTGCAATGGTTCCGTCATGCTCAAAGAGGAAGATTTGATTGAGTGTGTCCGGGACAGTCTGAAAGGCCATATTGATAATGTGGCCTCCCTGGATGCCCTTCTTTCAGGTATCAGCCAGGAACGGATCAACCGGGAGCTGGCCCAGGAATATGCCGGGCAGATCGCCGCCAATGAAAAACGCATGGCAAAGATTGAGGGCTTCAAGACAAAGCTCTATGAGAACCTTGTCAGCGGCATTTTGACGAAAGAGGAATTTCTTTCTTATAAGCGCAAGTACAATGCGGATATTGACCTGCTGAAACAGGCCATTGCCGAGCTGAACGAAAAGCTGACTGACGTGCTGGAAAACCGGAGCGAGCGCAACCGCTGGATGGCCCATTTTATGAAGTTCTCCACTCTGGAGGATTTGGATCGCCGGGTGGTGGCACAGCTTATACGCAGCATTACGGTTTTGGGGAAGAATGACCTACATATTGAATTCAACTATCAGGATGAATACCAAAAAGCATTAAAACTCGCAAAGCAGGCGGCGGAGACCGTTGTGCAGTTCAAGGAAAGGATGGTGGGATAAATGGCAAGAAAGAGCAGAAAAAACCAAACGGCGGCGCCGGTGTGCGATACTTCCATCTATATCCGCACCGCCCTTTATATCCGGCTGTCCGTGGAGGACAACAAAAAGCGCGGACATTCCATTGGGAACCAAAAGCTGGTGCTGGAAAACTTTCTGGCAGGAAGGCCGGAATTTGTTGTTTACAACACCTATGTGGACAACGGCGCTACAGGCACCAATTTCCACCGTCCGGGTTTCCAGCAGATGCTTTCTGATATTGAGGCCGGGCTGATCGACTGTGTGATCGTAAAGGATTTGTCCCGGCTGGGGCGCAATTCCATTGATACCGGCTACTATATTGAGCAGTATTTCCGGGCGCATCAGATACGCTTTATTGCCCTTACAGACCAGTTTGACACAGCGGATGCCAGCAACCTTCACGGCGGTATTATGCTGCCCCTGAAAAACATGATAAATGAAGCCTATGCACTGGACATTGGACGCAAGATCAAAGCCCAGGCAAGGCAGGCCATGAAAGACGGTGAGTACATTGGCGCACGGGCCCCTTACGGCTACCGGAAAGACCCTGAGAACTGCCATAAACTGCTCATTGACCCGGAGGCCGCCGAGGTTGTATTTCAGATTTTCCAGTGGGCTTATGAGCATGTAGGGCTGAATGATATTGCCCGCAGGCTGAACGAACAGGGCATACAGACGCCCAGCCACCGGAAACGTGCCACGGGCGAGATCACCCATGAAAACCTGATCGGCTCCGGCAAATGGCAGACCCGCACGGTTGCAAAGATACTGGACAGTGAAGTTTATACCGGTGATCTGGTGCAGGGAAAGACAAAAATTGTGGACCACCAGCAGGTACAGGCAGACGAGGACAACCTGATTATCGCCACCAATACCCATGAGGCCATTATCAGCCATGAAGTTTTTGAGGAAGTAAAGGCATACCGCAGGCAGGTGTGCGAAGAAAGCAAGGCACATGAGGTTGACCCTTATACCCCGAACATCTTTAAGGGGAAGGTGTTTTGCGCCCACTGTGGCGGCAGCCTTCACCGGCAGCGCAATAAGCGGAAGAAAGGGTCGGATGTTTACCGCTTCCATTGCCTTACTAACAGCCGCACGGAAAGAGGCGGATGCCTGGGCGTGTCTCTCACAGAAAAGGACTTGCTTTCCGCTGTCATTGCCATATTGCAGCAGGAATTGACGGTTGCTTTAGGTAATTATTCCTTTGTCTTAGAGGCAGAGGTAAAACGGAAGAAAGAGCGTGATGATCTGAAAGCGGGCATTTCCGCAAAGAAGCAGGAAATTGATAGGAACCGCCGTTTTGTCCGTGGCCTTTATGAGAACTTCGTGCAGAAAGTGCTTACCAGCGAAGAATACTTCACCATGAAAAAGGATTATGAAGCAGTCATTGCCAAACTCTCCGACGAGATCAGCACTTTGGAAAACGGGCTTGCCGTCATGGACGCCCAGCTTGCCAAATATAAGGAGCTGGAACAGGATGCAAAAGTCCTGGAAAAAGACCATACCCTGACCGCTGCCCTGATTGACAGGCTGATTGAGAGGATCGAGATTACCCATGACAAGGAAATCCGTGTGAGCTTCCGCTTCAAGAGTGAATTTGAGGAATATGGAAAGGCGGTGGAACAATGCAGAAATTTGTGATCGCATTTTATATCCGTCTTTCTTTGGAGGACACGAAAACCGAAAGCATGAGTATTCCCAACCAGCGGGCGATCCTGCGGGAGCACGCCATGTCGCTGGCGGAATGGGACCGGGCCGAGGTTTTGGAGTTTGTAGACAACGGGCACAGCGGCGCTAATTTTGAGCGTCCTGCCGTTCAGGAGCTTTTGGAAATGGTTCAGGCCGGAAAGATCGACTGTATCATGGTGAAAGACCTTTCCCGCTTTGGCCGTAACAGCATTGAGACCGGATATTTCATTGAGCGGGTATTTCCCCTGTACCATACGCGGTTTATCTCTGTCAGTGATGATTTTGACACCATCAATTTCAAGGGAGATACTGGGGGCATTGATGTGGCCTTTAAGTATCTTATTAGTGAGTGCTACAGCCGGGATATGTCGGTCAAGACGAAAACCGCAAAATACGCAAAAATGCAGCGCGGCGAGTACCAGAGTAAGATTTGTCCCTATGGGTATCGGAAAAGCGCGGATGGACGTATGGAGATTGACGAGAATGTGGCTGAAATTGTCCGTCTGATCTTTCGGTGGGCTGCCGAGGGAACCACAGCGGCGGAGATTACCCGGAAGTTGTTCCGGCGGAATATCCCTACACCTGGGGAATACCGCAAGAGCAAGGGACAGAGCTTTTATGATGTATCGCGGACACATGGAACATGGAGCAGTTCAACTGTCCTGCGTATGCTGGAGGATGAACGCTATATCGGCACCTATGTCATAGGCAAGCGGGCTGTTACCGAGATCGGCGGGCATCGCATAAGGCTGAAAGATGAAAGCGAATGGTACAAGATACCGGATCATCACCCGGCGATTGTTAGCAAAGAGTTATTCGAGCAGGCCAAAGCCGGTATACGCCGCTTTTCTATCCCAAACAAAAAACGGCATGATTACCCTCTGCGCGGGAAAGTGTTCTGCGGCTGCTGCGACCATGCACTGTCACGGACTACACAATATCCAAAGTTCTATTGCCGGCACTCCCAGGTAAACACAGATTTTGCCTGTCATGGTATGTCGGTCAAGGCGGAGGAATTGGAAACGGCTGTATTTCAGATCATCCGGGCACAGGTAGATACAGTGCTGGGGGTTGATGGAGACGGCAAAGACAGCCTTGATTTGCAAATGGTCCAGCAATCAGAATATGAGAAGAAAGTGCAGATTTTGCAGGATGCCAAACGGCAGCTTTATGAGCAGTTTGCCCTCGGTGAGATCGACCTGGGCACTTACAAAGAGCAGAAAGCCAGATATGACGCGGAGCTGGTCCGGGTGAAGAATGTCTGCACAATGGCAGCGGCACAGACCAAACAGGCCCAGGCGGACTATGAGGCCAAAGTCAAGCGGCGGGAAATCATAAAAGAAGTTTCCGGGGCCGACAGTCTGACACAATCGCTGATTGATGCCTTAATTGACAAGGTGTATGTATTCCCTGGAAACCGGATCGAGATAGTCTATAAGATGCAGGATGTCTTTAACATCCCAGGAAACGGAGGAACAGACAATGAAAGCGGCGTTTTACTGTAGAATTGGCAGCCAAGTGTTTGCATGTGTTTTACCGGATGAAAGGCACAAATTGAGGGCCTTCCTTGATGTCGAGCAAAAGAGCGAAGCACAGGAAAGCCCTAAGAGAAATCGCCATTTCAAATTTGAAAAAAGATAGAAATTTTTTTGTCGTGGGCTTGACATACGGGTGCCGCAGATCGTGGAAGCGGTAATGCTGGACGCCCGCCCGCTTGCAGATGGTCTGGAAGCGGCAATAGAGCGCCCGGCGGGTTGTGGGGACGATGTGCTCGTCCTCCGTAGGCTTCATCAGGTCCTTGATATACTTCGGCAGCGGGAGATCCCGCTGGGAGCTATACGTCTTGGTGGTTTTCTCCCCCTCATCCACTAGGGCCCGGCGGATGTGGAGGACGTCGCCGTCCACGTCGGACCATTTCAGCCCCAGGATCTCCGACATGCGGAGGCCCATCCAGACGGCCAGCAGGATGGGCAGCTCGTCCCTGGTGCCCCGGGCGGCCTCCATGATGGCGGCCACATCCTCGCCGGACGGGACAGCGGCCTCATAGCGCCGTTTCTGCGGCATAGTGGTACGTAGGGCCATGTCCGGCAGATAGACCGCCAGGGCGGCGCTGAGCAGGCCGTGGGCGTTGCGCACGCTTTTGGGGGACTTCTTCTTCGAAAGCCCATTTACCCAGCGCTGTACGGCCTCCTGGGTGAGCAGCGGGAGTCTGGTGTCTGCGATATCCTCCATGTCGTTTTTGCGGACCCGCTTGTAGCCGGCCACCGTGGACGGAGAGAGCACACTGTCCTTGCTTTCGATATAGCGGTCCACGGCGTCGCCCACCGTCATGGATGTGACGGGCTTCTCCTTCTGTATGAGCCCAGCCTTGAGGGCCAGAGCCTTGGCGTGGGCCACGGCGGGGTCATCGTCCACCACAGAGATCCGCTTCCCAGCTACCATCACCTGGCAGCGCCAGGAGCCGGAGGGAAGCCGCACCGGAGTGGGGTTGGTCAACTTCTTCGCCATCACATGCCCTCCAGTAATCTGAGTATGTCAGTTTATTTCCACATAATTCCACTTGCTAATTTTTGGTTAGTATTGCCCGTTTACAATTTGCTAATTTGGAGTATATAATGAAGATGTGGAAGGAGTAATCCAACCACCAGATAAGAGAATGACGCCTCGTCTTCTGCTCATCTGCGTCCCAAAGAGGAGAGCCCCTACCTGGCTGCAAGAGTGGGGAGCGAAAAAAGCGGTGACCCTCCACCGTAAGTGAGGAACTAAAAATGCGGGATGGCATTGCTATCCCGCATTTTCTATAAAGAGAAGGACGGGAAACAGATGGGTAAATTCCGTTTTTATCATATCCGTGAGGGTTATGTAGATTATTTACATAAGATTGACAACCGGGTTCAACTGAATAAAGGACAGCGCCGCCCTTATGTGGGAATTGTTTTGTCCATCAATGGCTTTGACTACTATGTCCCGCTTGAGTCTCCGAAGCCGAACCATGTGAACATTAAATCGAGCGGACCGGTGTTCAAAAATAAATGCAAAGCCCTTGGGTTCGGCACTTCCCTTATGGTGGGAGGCTTACTGCCAAGGGCTTGAATCTACAACGGGGGGGTGACGGAGTCACATTCGTTGTACCACTATATTATGCCCCGGCGTCTTAGTTGTCAATACGCTAACGTCACTTTTGGTGAAACTGCTGATTATTCGAATATTCCATTTCTTGGACTTTTGAAGGCCGGGGCTGTAGCCCCGGCCTCTTGCATCTAAGTTAGTAACCTACGGAGGTTACCCCGTACTCCGCCTGCTCCTGCGTGAAACCCTCATACAGGAGCTGGTCAATGAGGCCCTCGCGGGAGAAGGAGGAAAAATCCAGGTAAGCCTGTGCCTTCTTAGCGGCTTGCTCTTTCCAGTCGGCTCCGCAGTTGTCCACTGCGTACTGCGCCTGCTCGGGAAGGAATCCCTCATAGGACAGCTGGTCAAACAGTCCGCTGTAGGAAAAGGCGGAGTAGTCAAGGTAGCTTCCGGCCTTCTTCAACGCCTGCTCGTTCCAGTCGGCTCCGCACTTGGCCACGGCGTACTGGGCCTCCTGGGTGGTATAGCCCTCGAATTCCAGCTGATCGATCAGACCTTGTGCAGAGAATGCAGAAAACGAAAGATAAGTATTTGCGGTAGCCAGGGCGTTCTTTTCACCCAGCGTGGCATCATCTACCGGGGGTACGGCGGGTTCAGAGTCGATCACTTGCGTCTCTTCCGCCAAAATGGGGGATGAGGTCGGTACGGTGCTCTCCTCGGAAGGTTGAGAAGAACAGGAACCAAGAAGAGCCAATGCGATCACCAGCGCAGAGATAGAGAAGAACCTTTTTTTCATTCTACTCACTCCTATTGTGCCATAAATCCGGCACTGTTTTGGGTACGCCTATTCTTCCGGCCCAGATGCAGAAAACTTTTTGTAGGTCATGACACCCAGGCAGACCGAAAGCACCAGGTAGATCCCTGCGAAGACAAACCACCCCGCCAGAGTCGTCAGCACCACCAGAGCCGAAAATAAAAAGAACATGCAGAGCAGGTGAACAGATCCAGTAAAAACGGACAGTGACAAAAGCCCCCCTGATGTAGGAAAATAGACTACATCAGGGGGTTTTGTCATGAAGAAACGAAATTACACACACGTTCAAATGCTTTTACCAGAGATCAAGGCCATGTTGGCAGAGGGGAAAACACAGCGGGAAGTCGCAGAATACTATGGCTTCCGGAATAAGCAGGTGGTAAAAAGACTACTTGAGCGTGAGCGCCGTAAAGAACGAAAACTGGAAGCCGGAATCCGCCCACGACCGAAAGGACGGCCGAGAAAAGATGCTGCGCCAGGAGACGTTGTGGCAGAGCAGGCCTGTGAGATCCAACGGCTTCGCATGGAAAATAAACTACTGCGGGATTTTCTGCGCTTCACAGAAAGGAAGTGAGAGCAAAGGTAAAGTATCATATCATCTATCGTCACAGGACAGAGTATCCAGTGGCAGTCATGTGCAAATTCTTTGGAGTGTCCAGAAGCGGCTACTATGCTTTTGTCCATCGCCTAGGCAAGCCAGAAAAGGATGCGGCTCTTGCGGGGCTCATCGCACAGCAGCGGGAACGCAGCTTCCGCACCTACGGCTACCGGCGGATGTGGCTGTGGCTGAAAAGCCGGAATATCTTCTGCAATCCCAAAACTGTGCTGCGAATCATGAAGAAATATGATCTGCTCTCGGAGATCCGCCGCCGCAGGAAATGGCAGCAGATGGGGCGGCAGGCACACAAATACAGGAATCTGCTGAACAGGGAGTTCCATGCGGACAAACCTAACAGCAAATGGGTAACAGACATCTCCTACATCCACACCAGGCAGGGTGTGCTGTACCTTTCCATAATCCGGGACCTCTATGACAACAGCATCATCGCCTACAAGACTGGAACCCAGCAGACAGTGAATTTGGTTCTGGATACCGTTCATCTGGCAATGAAACAGGAGAAAAAGAGGGTCGCTGCGGAGTTGCAGCTCCACAGCGACCAAGGATTTCAGTACACCTCTGCAGCATACTTCAATCTGACTCAAGCATACGGAATCACACCATCCATGTCAAGGAAAGGAAACCCGTACGACAACGCCATGGCGGAAAATTTCTTCTCTATCCTCAAAACAGAATGTATTTACCGCCACAAACCGGCGACCTTTTCCGAAGCCAATGAGATGATTGACCGCTATATTTACTTCTATAACCATGAGCGCATCCAGTTAAAAACTGGAGAGGCGCCGCTGGCGCGACGCCTCTCCGCTTAAAACTTAATCTTTCCTACTAAGGGCTCTTTTTTGTACTGTCCGCACAATCTGGGGCAGTTCACAGGAACCAGGGGCTGGTGAAAAATCGTTTGATGGGGTTCCGGGGCGGTGGCGGCTCCGGCGCGGAAGGCTGTCTGACCGTATCGGGAGAGGCCGGAGCGGGAACAGCTGGCTCAGGCTGTGCGGAGATCTGCGCCAGGATCTCTTCCAGAGTCATGGGCGTGGGTCTGTCGATGGCGCCGTATTCCATGCCAAGCTGGATAAAGAGCAGACCGGCGGCATAGCAATCGTCGGCGGCGCGGTGTGTCTGGAACATTTCAATGTCATAATACTCACACAGTGTACCCAGTTTATAATTTTCTACATCGTAATCGGAATCCCAGTCCAGACCGCAGTAGTTGCGATCCTCGTCCCACAGTTTTTTGGGGGACTTCAGCTTCTTGTGTGCGAGCTGTAAGGTGTCATAATACCGGCGCTTTTTCGCCAAAAAGTTCACCCCGTATTTGCACAGAAACCGGAGGTCAAACTTCAGGTTATGGCCGACGATGTTATCATCGCCAAGAAAATCTTCAAAGGATTTTGCGATGTTTGAAAACGCGGGAGCATTGGAAACCATTCCCAGGGTGATCCCATTGATTTCGCTGGCCTCGGCTGAGATCCCGCGTTGGGGAAACGCATAAGATGTAAACTTTTCGACGGGGACCCCGTCCCGGAAACGGATGGCGGCCACTTCCACGATCTCGTGTTTTGAGGGTGAGAGTCCGGTCGTTTCCACATCGATGGATACGAAATTGTAAATGGTCTTGTACGGAGTTTTGGAGGAAATACTGCTGAACTTAACGGAATCCAACTCTGTCATCGTTCTTTTGGCAGCCGGAACGGGGGAGATATCTACTGGGACGGCTGCTATTTCGCTGCTGTCATAAAACAATTTATCAATTCCTCCGTTCATTGTTGTATGGTTGCGTGCAACTTTCCCCTTTGTTCCTCCCTATGTAAAAGGCATAATCACCAAGGCCGGAAAGTGATGGGTTCTAACAAAAGTCGGTCACGAGCGCCCGAATGTCCAGCCGGTGCGCCCAGATCCGGAAAACAGTGGCCGGACGCCGGTGAAACTGCCTTGAAAGTTTGGGAGGGTGAAAAAATATATGTCTTGCAAATGCGCAGAAAAAAGCGTAGTGTGGAACCATACCCAAGCGAAATACAACCCGCACCACGCGGAGAAAGGGACGCCTGCCGAGAAACTCACCACCGCTCTGGAGCTGTTCCGTCAGCTTCAGGAGAAAGACCAGGTCACTTGTCTTGAGAATCTACAACTCCTCGCAGCTGGGCGATAAAAAGGTCCTGCTGTTCCGGTGTGAGCTTTTCGAACAACTGAACGAACTCTTTTTCACGCCCGTCGGCCTCCTGGCCGGCGGGTGCTTTTTTTTCGCCGGTTACAAGATATTCCACAGAAGTTCCTAGGGCGTCGGCAATTTGGGGAAGGTACTTTCGATAGGATTTCAATCCAGAGGTTCTCCATTTGCTTACAATTTTGTCGGTAGCTCCAATCAACTCTGCAAATTTCTTTTGCTCCATCCCAGACTGGTCTAGTAATAAAAAAATACGTTCAGCGGTATCCATACAACCACCTCCCTTGCGTCATAGTAGATAAAATTGAGATTACTATTTTATACAAATCTCCAATAATAGATAAAATTTCGATTTTACAATTGACAATCGAAAAAATTGAGATTATGCTTATGCCATAGCAACCGCAGGTTTTTCGGTGGGCAGGGAGGGGGGCTATACAATCAACCAAATCGAATGGTTTTGTGCTGGCTTTATGGCGGCATGCTTGGGTGTGGAGTTGTTTCTTATCCTTGAAGGCCCGGTTGCGGAGTTTGTTGGAGACCTCGTTAAAAGTGGCCCCGTTTCCTTGCATGGCTCAAGTGCTCCCGCATTTTGCCTCCTAGATCATTCACTTGCTCATCCACTGTCAGAGCTCCCGTTGGATTCGATGCAGCCCAATCCAGCACGAAAATGTAGAGGTTCTGGGCGTCCATGGCAATCTCACGAGAGGCAAACAACTGAAGCCGGTAAAGGGCAGCTGCGAGTTCGTTGCGCTCTGCAAGTCCACGGCGGAACACAAACTCGGAGACACAGCAGAGGTAGTCGGAATATGCCTTTGCCATCTCGGAGAAGTATGTTCCTGTCAAGGCGGTTTTCTGGCTTTGGTGTACAGAGTAAAGGGAGACACAGACAGCGAAAAAGGAGATTACGGAAGAAATAATCGCAAGGATATAATCCAATTCCATGTGAATGGTCCATTCCTTTTGATCCTCATGAAATTTCATGAAGAAAATAGCGCAGATTTGGGTGTATAACCTATGGTTTCATTCTACCACAGGAAACAATGACGAACAAGCCCTAAGAAGGAGGTGAGGCGGAATGAGAATCAAAGAGCACAGGGAAGCTCTCGGGCTGACACGGATACAGCTTGCCGACCGATTAGGAGTATCGACGGTCGCCGTGAGAAAGTGGGAGCTGGGAATGGCGAAACCAAGCGCGGACAAACTGCCTATCCTGGCCGATCTGCTCCATTGTACCATCGACGCCCTCTATGGCCGGGAGCCGCCCGGGGTGGAGGAAAAGGACGCAAGCTGAGGGGGGAGGTGAGCGGGATGGAAATCCCAAGGGATGCACTTATTTGTGCAGCAAGGCATTTTGTCGCGGCACATGAGAGCGCGCTGATGGAAGTTCCCGTCAACTTTGCTGCTGTATGCACAGGTTGCAGCTGTGCTGAAGACTGCCGGGGAGATTGGTTAAAGACGGCGGCCCCGGTTTTTGAGGCTGCCCAGGTTTTCCCGGCTGTCATGCGAGTCGATCAGCCTTGAATTTTCCGGAGCAGCGGGCAAGAGCGTCCATCCGGGCCATTGTGGTTACACCCATGTTCCATTAACTATCATACCCCTGTGAAGGAGGGTTTTACCATGCCGGAGGAATGCCGGAATATCTACAAGATCTGTCGTAAGGCCGCCGGGCTTACCCAAGAGGCGGCAGCGGAGCGGCTGGGCATCAGCGTGGAGTCCATGCGGGCTTATGAGACCGGACAGCGGACGCCGCCTGATGATGTGGTGGACCTTATGTCCATCCTGTACAATGCTCTGCATTTGATCGCATGGCATGCCCGTGAGAAAAACGCCATGTACAGCCGGGTGGTGCCGGAGATCCAGCCCCGGTCGGTGCTGGAGGCCAGCGCCAAGCTGACCAACCGCATCTACAAGTTTGCCGACTCTCACGCAGACCGGCGACTCATGGAGATCGCGGAGGACAACGTCATTGACGCCGATGAGCGCCCGCAGTTCGACGACATCCTGGACGAGCTCCAGGAGATCGTGGAGGCCGCCCTGGAACTGCGGTGCGCCCGACAGGGCGAGTGAGGAGGTATATTATGCCCAGAGTAGCACTGACACAGGCCCAGCGGGAGGAACAGCGGCTCCAGGATCGGGCCGAGCGGCTGGCCGACGGGCTGGCCGTATACAAACGCCGCCACAGGCTCAACAACTACGCCCTGGCCCGGGCCGTGGGCATCGGCCACGAGACCGTCTCCCGGCTCATGGCCGCAGACCGCACCGTCCGCCTGCCACTGGAGACCGCCTGGCGGCTGGAGCAGATCGCCAAGCTCGACAATGAGGAGGGAGCTATATGAGCGAGGACATCATTGCCGAGATCAGGGCCGAGCGGGCTGCCAAAGAAGCCAAGCGGGCCGAGGACTGGCCCAAGGCGCTGGACAAGCTGCATATCACCTTTGAGGCCAGCCACGGAGGCGGGTACCCCAAGTGTCTGGTGGACCGGGCCACGGAGGGGGAGCGGCTGCGCTACCTCCGGGAGTTGGGCTTCCGGGTACGGCGGCACTTTTGGTTTGAGACGACCGCCGATACCCGTGAGGAGCACTGGGTGGAGCTGTCCGGCGGGATCGTGTGCAGCCTGTCCAACGGCTGGGTGTGCGACAAGACACCCCTGTGAGTATCAACGAGGACCGTGCCGCCGCTGGGGCGGCGGGGATCAGGCGGAGCCGGCTCTTTCCCCCGGTGGGGCGTCTTGCCTCTGGACGCCGCCGCGACCCGCCGCGCCAGGAGCGGCACGGACATCATCAAGAGGAGGATCGTTATGGATTACATGGACGCTGAATGGCGTCCCGCCGGGAAAGGCTGGGGCGCACAGAGAGGGCGGAAGTATCCCTTTGCCCGCCTGCGCCAGGCCTGGCGGAAGATGACCCGGGCGGAGCGCCGACGGACCATGCGCATCCTGCGGGAGAGCGCGGCCTTCCTGGCCTGCATCGTGGTGGCCGTCGGGCTGCCCGGCTGGGTCGAGTACATCTTGTGAGGAGCGTGGTGGTATGGCAGAGCGACCGGCCTACTGGGCCGTCATCCCCGCCTCCGTCCGCTACGACCAGGACCTGCCCCCCAACGCCAAGCTGCTCTATGGGGAGATCACGGCCCTGAGCAATGCCAATGGGTATTGCAGTGCCCACAACGCCTACTTCGCTGGGCTTTTTGGCCTGGGCGAAAAGAGCGTCAGCCGCCTCATCGCCATCCTGGCCAAGGGCGGATACCTGCGGGTGGAGGTCATCCGGAACGAGAAGAACGAGGTGGTGGAGCGGCGCACCGTCCCCATTTACGGGGTGGATGGAGTGTGCCCCCCTCCCCTCAAAAATGAGGATACCCCTCCCCCCACAAGTGAGGGGACCCCTCCCCCCAAAAATGAGGAGGAGAATAATACAAGTATAGAATATATACCCCCTATAGTCCCCCAAGGGGGACAGCCCGAAAAACCGAAAGAACCGAAACGGAAGCGGGCGCCCAAGAGCGTGCCCACCTGGAAGCCGGAGCGCTTCGAGGCTTTTTGGAAGTTCTATCCCCGGCATGAGGACCGGGTGAGCGCCGTCCGGGAATGGGACAGGCTCAAGCCGGACGACGCTCTCATCGACACCATTGCCCGGGCCCTCAAGCGGCAGGTGCAGAACAAGGACTGGGCGGTGCCATACGCCTCTGATGCACTTTGACCGCCCTTCGGGGCGGTCTTTTTTTGCCCATTTGGACCGGGGAAAACCGGTAAACTGAATACAAAGGAGGACACGACAGGGCCGGAGACCGGCTGCCCGGAGGGGGCGTCGTGTCCGTTTATTTTTGTTGGAAGGGGGAAAGGGCGTGGAGCTCATTGAGCGGATGATCGCCGCCGGCCTGGACCGGGCCAGCGCCGCCGAGGCGGCTGCCTGGTATCTGTCCCAGGGGGATGAGGACGGCCTGGAGTCCTATGTCATCGCATTGGAGGGCCGTAGGAGATGAACGTGAAGTACTACAACCCAAACCCCGAGGGACGGAACGTGGGCGACTGCACCGTCCGGGCGCTGTGCAGGGCCATGGATAAGGAGTGGGAGCCCGTTTACACCGCCCTGTGCCTCCAGGGCTACCAGATGCGGGACATGCCATCCAGCAACGTCGTCTGGGGGGCCTATCTCCGGGCCCAGGGCTTTCGGCGGGCGCTGGCCCCCGAGGACGTGACCGTGGAGGAGTTTGCCGCCGGCCACCGACAGGGGACCTACATCCTCACCCTGTCCGGCCATGTGGTGTGCGTCCAGGACGGTGCCCTCTATGACACCTGGGACAGCTCCCATGAGATCGTGCTTTATTACTGGACCAAGGAGGAGGAGTGACCTGTGGGCTACCCATATGTACCCCAATACTACCCGGCGCAGCCGCCCATGATGGACAATCTGGCCCAGCTTCGGCAGCAGCAGTACACGCCCCAGCCCACGCCCCAGATGCCCGCCCCCCAGCAGTCCATGGTCTGGGTGAGCGGTCAGCAGGAGGCCATGGGCTATCTGATGGCCCCCAACTCCGCCGTTGCCCTGTGGGACTCCAACGCGCCGGTGATCTACCTCAAACAGGCCGACGCCTCCGGGCGGCCCACCATGCAGGTCTTTGACCTGGTGGAGCGGGGCACGGCCAAGGCTGCCCCCGCTGCTCCGGCGGTGGAGTACGCCACGAAAGCCGAACTGGACGCCCTGGCGGCCCGTGTGGACGCCCTGGGCAGGAGTGAAAAGGAGGATGCGGAATGAACCCGTTTTTTAACGCCATGGGCGGCGGTATGGGCGGCAGCCCCATGCTGGGCCAGTTCCAGCAGTTCATGCAGCAGATGCGGGGCAAGGACCCCAACGCCATGATCCAGGAGATGGTCCAGAGCGGGCGCATCTCCCAGCAGCAGCTCTATCAGGTCCAGCAGCAGGCCCAGCAGATGCAGGGCATGTTCGAGGGCCTGCGGGGGATGTTTGGGAAATAAGCAAAGTGTACTTTCAATATTTGCTGACAAAGATGAAAGTTTGATGCAACTCAGTCTCAAAATCCGTGGCCACGGTTTTGAAATACAACAAAAGGAGAATGACCATGTCTCTTACCAATGACGGCGGCGCTGTGCTGACCATGCCCGTACAGCCCGCCAACACCAACGGCGGCTCCGGCTTCGGCTGGGGCGGCGACTGGATGTCCTTTATCGTGCTGTTCCTTATCTTCGGTCTGTTCGGCGGCTGGGGCGGCTATGGCGGCTTCGGCGGCAACGCTGGCGGTTCCGGTTTCCAGGGCTTCGCCACCCGAGCCGACATCAACGACGGTTTCGCACTCAATAACCTCCAGGGCGGCCAGCGGGACATCCTGGGGGCCGTGCAGAGCGGCTTCCACGGTGTGGACAATGCCGTGTGCAATCTGGGCTATCAGACCCAGATGGGCTTCAACGGCCTTGGCGCTCAGCTAGCTCAGTGTTGCTGCGACACCCGCGAGGCCATCGGCCAAGTGCGCTATGACATGGCCGCCCAGGCCTGTGACACCCGCAACACCATCCAGAATACCACTCGGGACATTCTGGAGAACAACAACTCCAACACCAGAGCTATCCTAGACTTCCTGACCCAGGACAAGATCTCCACCCTGACTGCCGAGAACCAGAGTCTGAAGCTGGCCGCCAGCCAGTCCAACCAGAACGCCGTCCTCATGGCGGCCATGGACGCCAACAAGGCGGAGATCCTGCGCCGGACCGGCGCGGAGTGCCCCACGCCTGCCTATGTGGTCCAGCCTCCCCAGCCCGTGACCTTCCCAAACTTCTGCAACGGCGGCTGCGGTTGCGGCAACGGCTGCGGCTGCTGACAACTGCATGATCCAGCTTCCGAGGATCTCTCGGATGTTCGGCCCCGAGCCGATACACAACAACAACGGCGGGGGCAATCGCTCCCGCCGTACATTTTTTGAAAGGAAGGATCTTATGGCCGAGTATACCAACGCCGGGATCGCCACTGTGGCACCCGGCCAGAATGCGCCCCTCAGCGAGACGGCGGCCTCCGGCAACGCCAGCATCGTACACCGGGCCGGCGCTGGGCTGGTGACTCTTCGGGGGCTCACCAACCAGTGTCGGGCAAAGTTCCGCGTGGCATTCGGCGGCAACATCGCTATCCCTGCCGGCGGCACCGTGGAGGCCATCACGGCGGCCCTCACCATCAATGGGGAGCCCCTGCCCACCTCTGTGGCCACGGTGACCCCTGCCGCCGTGGAGAACTATTTCAACATCTACGTCTCCGCCTCGGTGGACGTGCCCCGTGGCTGCTGTGTCACGGTGGCCATGCGCAACACCAGCGCCCAGGCCATCAACTTCGCAAACAGCAACATGGAAGTCGTCCGGACGGCGTGAAAGGAGTGGAAGCATGAGAGCACTTTACGAGCTGAAAGAAAAGCTCTGCATGGAGCTGGAGGAGATCAACCAGAAGCCCGATATGGGCGCCGGTGATCTGGAGATCGTCCACAAGCTCACCGACACCATCAAGAACATCGACAAGATCTGCATGCTGGAGGAGGAGGGCGGGCAGTCCCGTTCCGGTGGGTCTTATGACGGCGGCTCCAGCTACCGCCGCCGCCACTATGTCCGTGGTCATTACAGTCGGGACGGGTACAGCGGCAATCACGGCGGTTACAGCCGTGACGGCGGCTACTCCCGCCACGACGCCAAGGAGCAGATGATGGAACAGCTCCAGGAGATGATGGAGTCCGCCTCCACCGAGAAGGAGCGTCAGGCCATTCAGCGGTGCATGGACCAGATGGGACGGGAGTAA